GCAGAAGTGGTTGCAGGACTGCCAAACGGTTCTCTACTCCGCGTTCAACCGCTCCAACTTCTACGACAAAAACACCGAGTTCATCTCCGACGGCGCGACGTGCGGAACGGCGTACTTCCTTATTGAAGAGGATGTAAAGAACGCTCGAAGCGTCTTCACGGTCCCTCACTTCCGGGAGTGCTTCATTGCCGAAAACGAGTTCGGCATGGTCGACACCAACTACCGCGTCTACAAGATGACTCTCCGGCAGCTAGAAGAGAAGTTCGGCATGGAGACGATGGAGCGCGCGGACAAAAACTTCCGCAAGGACTACGAGCAGAACCTCTACGCCGAGCGCGACGTGCTGCACGCCATCTACCCCCGCCGTGACTTCCAGCCAGGCCGCATCGACGCCAAGGGCAAGAAGTGGGAGAGCGTCTGGGTGTACCGCCGGGGCGGAAAGATTCTCAACGTGGATGGGTCATCGGCGAAGGGCGACGATCAGGTAACGCTACTCAGCGAGGGAGGCTACGACTCGATGCCTATCGTCTCGTGGCGCTGGCGCAAGAACAGCGATGAGGTCTACGGGCGTGGCCCGGCGCACGACGCCTTCGTGTCGATCATGCAGTTGAATCAGATCGCACGAACCAACCTAGTCACCGCCCAGCGCGCCGCCGAACCTCCACTGGTGGCTTATGCGGACATGCGCGGAGCGATTCAGCGCGGACCCAACGCCATCACTTACCTCGAATCCAACCGCGGCGACATTCGCGCGCGGATGCCTCAGCCGCTCCATACCGGCGTGCAGAGCCTCCCGTTCACCATCGAGTATCAGGACCGGGTGTCACGGATCGTCAACGAGCACTTCTACACCGACGTCTTCCAGATGATGAGCCAACTGGCGAGCGCCGGCCAATCCGAGCGCATGGTGACCGAGCAGATCGCCGAGCTCCAGGGCGAGAAAGCCGCCATCCTCGGCACTCGGGTCGGAAACCTGCAATCGGAAGCGTTCGATCCCATCATCAACCGGATGTACTCGATTGAGGCTGAGGCGGGAAGGATCCCAACGCCGCCGGACATCCTGCTTTCCACGGTCCACAGTGGAGTGGAGATCGAGTACCTTGGACCGCTGGCGCAGGCGCAGACGCGCTTGAACAAGGTGCGCGCGATTCAGTCCGGTCTCGGACTCGTCAGCGTCATCGCGCAGATCAACCCGACGTCGGTTGATGTGGTGGATTACGACCAGGCGGCTAAGGAAGTGCTGGACGCGGTGAGCTTCCCGGCGTCGTGCTTGCGGGATGATAAGCAGGTCACAGCCATTCGCCAGCAGCGCACGCAGATGCAGAATCAGGAGCGCATGGCAGAGAACTTCCCGAAGATCGCGAAGGGCGCGGCGGCTCTGTCTAAGGCTCCCGAAGCGGGCAGCATCGTGGACAAACTGATGGGCGGAGACAGCGATGCCGGAGCCGCGTGACCCCGCGAAGGAGATGCAGCAGCGGTACAAGAACGTCTTCGGGACTACGGAAGGGCGTATTGTTCTCGGAGATATATTGACTCTCGGGCATTTCGGGGAGACACTGAACCCGACAGACCCGGTTCAAGTCGCAGAGCACAATGCAGCCGTGCTCATCGCTCGAATGGCCGGGGCTTTTGACTCGCTTTACAAGCAGCTTGGAATGATCGAAAAGGAGAACTGATGCCCAACCCCAGCGCAACCTACGACAACGTTCTATGGCCGGGTGGAGATGGTATTCGAGTCCCACAGGAGCGTGGAGGGTTCCGGCCTACAACCACACAGACCGGGCCATCTCTCCAGACCTACGGCGAGGTTGATCTTGGCACCGTGGGGGCGAGTCCCTACAACCTCACGCCACAGCAGGCCGGGGCATCGGTCATCACGGTAAACCCCACCGTGGCGCTCGCGCTGGTCTTCCCGACGTGCCAGCCGGGGCAGATGACCATCATCAAGAACACCAACGGGACGAACGCAATCACCGCCAAGGTGAACGGGAACAACTCGAATACCGCCACAGTCGCGCTCAGTTCTAGCGCGCTGGTCTACCAGGATGGGACGAACGGCGGCGTGACTCTGGTATCTGGCACGTAGTGACAGCCTGTCATTTATGTTGACTTGCAATAATTTCAGTGTTTTAGTTTGAAGAGACTTATGCCTGAAGAGACCACACCGCTAACGTCAACGCCGCCGGGATGGATTGCCGGTCTGCCTGCCGACCTCAAGAGCAACGAAACCTTCACGAAGTTCCCGACGGTTGGCGATTTCGCCAAGAGTCATCTGGAACTCTCCACGAAGGCCGCGGAGCTTGAGAAGAAGATAGGCAACTCGGTTCCCAAACTGGCCGAAAACGCGAGCGATGCGGAACGTAACGCCTTCTACGACGCTTTAGGCAGACCGAAGGACGCCAAGGAATACGAGTTTGACGGAGAAGACAAGAACGCCTCCGAGTGGACGAGTCAGTGGAAGCAGGAGTTTCATTCTCTGGGCCTCACAAAGGAACAGGGCAAACTGCTGAGCCAGAAGTTCAATGGCGCAATGCAGAAGCTGGTAGACGCGCACAACACCGCGATCCAGAATGAATACAAGACTGCCGAGACTGCGCTCAAAAGCGAGTGGGGCGACAAGTTCGATACCAACGTGGAACTGGCGAAACGTGTTTACCAGAAGCTCAACCTCAGCGAGTTTGACAAGGACTTTGCGTCGGGAACGGATAAGACCCGCCTCTCGACGATCAAGCTGCTTGTCAAGGTCGCGGCTGCAACTGGCGAAGACAATTCACCGCAAGGCGGACAATCCAGCAGTGGCGCGACGAAGCCCACCTTCATCGACTACAGCAAGAGTCCGAAACCTCCGCGATAAAGGAGTTTCACGATGGCTACCGACGTATCTCAACTTGGCTACTCCACGTTTGCCGACATTGTGTCGAACTACTCGTCCACCGATGCCGGAGCAAGTTTCGTCAACCCCGCACGCGTCCTCGACCGCATGACCCCGCTGGTCAAGATGCTGCCGATGAGGCCCAGCAACAACATCATGTCCAACATCGCGACGCGCACCGACTCTCTGCCGGTAGCAAGCACGCGGCGCTGGAATGAAGGCGTCAAGGCGACGACCGCCAAGAACACGGCGCTCAACGATCCCATCGCCATGTTCGAGGACTACTCGGAAGTGGACAAGGCGCTGTGGAAGATTCAGAACAACCCGAACGCGTGGCGTGCCGATCAGGACATGAACCACGTCGAAGGTCTGTTTCAACTCATGGAGTCGATGCTGTTCTACGGCTCTCTGGCGACAAACCCCGGAGCCTTCAACGGCCTCGCGACCCGCTTCAACAACCTCGAATCTCTTCCGAACGGTGATTCGAGCTGGGTTCCGAACGTGTGGAACGGCGGCGCTTCCAGCGGCAACGCGACATCCCTGTGGATGATCGAGTTCAACTCGGAATCGGCGTACGGCATCTTCCCGCCAAACACGCGCGCCGGCCTGGACGTGGAAGACCTGGGCGAAGTGACCAAGGAACTGTCGTCTGGTACGGGCTCGGTCGGGCAGAACTATCTTCTTCAGGTTCTTCGCACGCACCTCACGTGGTGGATGGGTATGCAGGTGCAGGACGAGCGCTGCGTGCAGCGTATCTGCAACATCAACCCCGCAGCGCTGTCCCAGAACAACTTCGACGAGAACATCCTGATTCAGGCGAAGAACTGGCTGCCACGCGCAGGTGAGGCTCCCGGGACTTGCATCTTCGTGAACCGCGCGCTGAAGACCCAAATCGACATCCGCGCCGTCTCGCAGAAGATCAACACGTACTTTACGCCGCCTTCGAGCGGCACGATGGACGTGTTCGGCAAGGCTGTCACGCAGTTCCAGGGCATCCCCATCTACGTGGCGGAGAAGATTCTCTCGACCGAAACCATTCTTACCTAAACCGTTCTGGCCTGAAGGTTCTGACCTAAAGGGCTGACCCAAAAGGAGGGTCGCAATGCCACAAACAGATGCAGTTGCATACCTTCACGGTTCCGGTACGAGCGCGTTTGGTCCGGTAACCAACAACGGCGGCGTGTATGGCGATGCCATCTGCGCCGCTGGCAGTCAGTACTCCAACCTCGAACTGGACTTCGGTGCCCCAAGCTCCGGGGCCAACTACCCGTGGCTGACCGAGTTCCCGTCACTGACGGAGAAGGGCTACACCTTCCCACCTGAAGTGGTCGGGCAGGGTGGCGTGCAGTTCGGCATCCACATCATCGTCGGGCAAGCCTTCAACACGCTCACCAATATCAACTTCCAGGTCTGCACATCGTCCACAACCGGGGCGCTGTTCAACTCCGCTCCCAACCCGATCGCAGCGCGGACGCTGACGCTGGCGCAGTTGCAGGTCGCCGGAGCGCACTACGTCATTCCTGTAGCGGGTTCGGCGGTGCTGGAGTTCCTGCGCTTCTACGCGGCAGTCAGCGGGTCTAACCCAACACAAGGAACGATCATCGCGTGGTGGGG